AGATATTGATTCCTTATAGGCTTGCAAGCCGGTTCGAATCCTCGTCTACCATCAGCACGAGAGCACCGCATCATCGGGTGAGGGTGGTTCAGCACGCTGGCACGTCGGATAGAATTCGTATCGCTTTTATTTTCAATCGTATAGGCGAAAGTAGGACCCATTGACCCCCGGTGCCCCCCAAGCGAGGCCGGGGTGGGTTGCGTCGTACATATCCCGCCCATGAAATTTTCCGTAAAAGGTTCCCATTGGATACTGGTTTAGTTCCTATTGGAGATGTGATTCGTATACAATAGAGACATGGCAATAGCTTGGGTGGAATGCTGGAAATGTGAACTGTGCGGGCATCGGTGGATTAAGACTGGTGACGCGCCACGGCTGTGCTCGAAGTGCAAAAAGACTGGATGGAACAAGAATGGTAATTCTCAAGATGTTCGGCAAGTCGCTGAGCGTGGGCTTGTGGTCAAAGAGTCGCAGAGGGTGGATGATCGAGCGCGGAGCATTCAACAGTTGGGTGCTGCATCTCGGACCAATCCGCATTCAGTGGCAGCTAAGCCGGTGGCTGTGAGCGTGTCTGATCTGCGCTCAATCTGCGCTGGCAAGACTCCTCACGTGGAGGTTGAGCAAGAGGAGGTTGAGGACGTGACGCCGAAGTGTTGCGAGTGCGACAAATCTATGATGGGCAAGGTAATCAAAGGCGTGGTTGTAGCTTGGGCATGTACTGATGCGGGGTGCCCGATGTACGGTCTGGAGCAGAAGGGGGTGTAAAGCATGAGTGAAAAGCACAGGATAAAATTGCTCATGTTTCATCTAAGTAGGGGTGTATTGTGAATCAGGAGGAAGTCGATGAGCCATTGTCCGCGTTGTGGTAATTTGGAATATACCGTGGAGCGGGAGATCGATCGCCGCCTGAAAAGCATTGAAGAGTCACAGGAGCGCATCTTGCACATTTTGCGCCACCTTCAACATCCGCACGCAACATCAATTGTTTTCAAGGAGATCACCATGCTACCTACCGTTGGCGGAAATACCCTTGTCTATACTGGCACCCTTGCCCCCGCGGGCTCGGTTCTTGCCACCGATTTTGTCGCAACCGTCACCAGCAATGATCCCTCCGTCCTGCCCACAGTGGACCCGACTGGCCTGATCGTCACTGTGCCTCTGCCCGCAGGTTGGGTTGAGAGCACCACCACCCCTCTGGCGATTGCTTACGCGACCACCAGCGCCACAACCGGCCAGGCTCTGTCGGCAACCATCACTCCGTCTGCGCCTGTGGATTTGGCGACATCGATTGTTTTCAACCAGACCACCTAACCCTACCCCCGACCGGCGGGGCGAGTCTGATTCCTAGACACCCCCGCCGCAAGTGTTAAGATTGCCAGTGAGGTGATTTATGCCATTGTTGACTGTGACTTTAGGAGCGGGTGCTACGCGATTTACCACTCTACCCATACGGGCCATGCAGTTTAGAGCATGGCAGGGAGCGTCAGCATCGTACATCGGAGACTCTTCGGCAGTTGCTACGACTACGGGAATCCCTGTCAAGGTGGCTTCACCAACGGCGGACCCGACAGTCATCGGCCCGTTCACCAGCGGTGCGATCAACCTGAACCAGTGGTATGGAATCGGGACTGCTGCCGACGTCATTAACATCCAGTACACGCCGGAGGAGTAATGGGGAAGCGCGAACAGCCGGACGTGCTGGCGCGTCTTGTCGGCGCTGATGGGAAGATCGAGCCGTCCAAGATAGTCTCAACCGCGAACCAGTTGATGCGCCTTGGGATGTTGAGGATGAACCGGGTGCAAGACCCGTTCGTCAGGATCAAGAATAAGTACGGGCGCACACCTCGCCGGCGGATTCTCAAACCTGGCGAGAAGGTCGGGAAAACTAGGATAAGTGTTTGCGAATCAATTGCTCATGCAATGGGATTCAGGCCGTGGCTTAGGCCGGACGATCCAGACTACAAGATTTCGATTCGAGTTCCCAACCAGGGATTCATGGGCTGTCAGACAATGGCTCAGTCTGTGTCGGCCAAGATCGAGCCTGAGCTTGCCATGCTCATCCCAGCGCACTGCGCTCCAGACTGGAAGCGGGACACTACCGGAGCATTGAAGTCAGTCACATTGAAGTACGACTACACTGGACGGGCCTGCGGTTCCACTCTCCACGTCCGTTCTTACAATCAACTGGCAGACTCGTTTCTTGGAATCGACTATGACCACTACGGATGGGACGAGCCTCCCCCGCAAGATGTACTGATTGCGGCAGAGAGAGGCAAAGTCACTACAAACGCGCCTTCATGGTTCGCCATGACGCCTCTCTACGGAGCGCCCTACTTCTACGATATGTTCTCCGTGAAGGCGTTCAATGGGGGCGGAGACGATCAGGAAATTGCGATCTTCACCGGCACGACCTGGGACAACTGCCAGGATTATTGTCGGCAGTGCGACGAGTATATTCCGGAAAACGATCCTGTGAACATGGCCGACCCTCACGCAGAGCGCCCGGTGAACAACTGCCCCAAGTGCGGCCTCATCATGGGGTTCATTCCACGGGCGGGCATCGAAGAGTACGCCAAACTGTTTACCGATCCAGAGGAGTACGACGCTCACATTGGAGGCAAGGAAGGCCACCTGAGCGGGCTGGTTTACAAAACTCTCGACCGGGCGGTGCATCTCTACAAAGACTTCAAAATCCCCGCCGATTGGATGCGGATTGAGGCTGTGGACCCGCACGACGCCCGCCCGACTCGATGGCTGTTCGCGGCGGTCAGTCCAGAGGATATTACAATAAACGGTAAACCAGCAAACCGAATCTACGTTTATGCGTATCTTTTGGCGAATGGGAATGTGGAAGAGATTGCCCGACAGGTGAAAGTGAAACGCGCAGAACACAACTATTCTGAACCGGCGTTCGTTGTTCTCGATGCAAAGTACGGAGCGCGGACGCAACTCAACGATACCTCGTGGGAAGATGAACTCGAAAAGGCGGGAATCGGGCGCATACGGTTGTCGCACTCTGAGGCGGGCGACATTGCTTTGGGGCACAAGCGGGTGAAAGAGTACCTCCAGCCGCACTACAGCGCCGTGAAGAGCAAGGAGATACCGGCGCTGCTGTTCGCCGAGGAAGGTTGCCGGGGTGAACGGGGAGTTTGGCAGGACCTGAGTAACTATCAGTGGAAAATTGGCACAGATAAACCCGCCGAAGAGTACAAGGATTTTGCCGATACGGTCAGGTATCTCTGCCTGGAGCAGCCGGTCTACCAGCCGCCAAACGAGAAGGTTGATTTGATTGCGCAGTTGCTTGCTGCAAGAAATGACACAGGCTACAACCCCCTGAGCTACGGATTACGGAGTGCCAATGCTTGAGATAAGACCAGTCAGCTACGCGGAAATCCTCGATGCGCCCAACTCGGCAGAACTGTTGGACGCCTACGCGAAAGACTGCGTCGTGCCCGACTACAACCCTCAGCGCCAGATATACGAGGCAATGGAGAACTCAGGTGCGCTTTACTGCTTCGGCGCGTATGTGAATGATGTTCTCGTAGGATTTGTCTCTGTGGTTGCAGGCGTTATGCCGCACAATGGGAAGCGCACGGCGACGATTGAAAGCCTATTCGTTTTGCCGTCTCACAGAGCAACTGGAGCGGCGAGCGAATTGATGACGATCGTCGAAAAGGTATCGGCGGTTACAGGGTGCGTGGCGCTTGTGTACACGGCCAGGGTGGGCAGTCCTTTGGAGGTGGTTCTATCGCGCCGCCCCGGTTGCAAGTCCAGCCACACCATGTTTACGAGGTGGCTATGAGCACATTGACGGCACCTTTACCGATGATCCCCGCTTCTCCGGCCGTTCTCGCGCAACTGGACGAGATAAACAAAATCATTCTATCCTGTCCACAGATCGAACTCTCGACAGAGCATCTCTTCCACGGTGGAATGTACGCGAGAACCATCCGTCTCCAACCGGAAACAAAGATGATGGGTTCGCTTATCAAGTTGGCAACCGTGCTTATCGTTCATGGAGACTGCTCAATGCTGATCGGCGACCAGAGGGTTGAACTCAAGGGCTACAACGTCATACCCGGATGCGCTGGGCGTAAACAGTTCTTTTGGACTCATGGGCCTGTCGAGATGACGATGATTTACCCGACGGCTTTTTCTACAGTAGAAGAAGCCGAGGATGAGGTATTCGCCGAAGCTGACCAGTTGATGTCGCGCCGCGATGGGAGCGGTGATACGATAGTGGTTACGGGAGAATGAGATGGCCGGAAGCATTTCAGGAACGACAGCGATGATTGTAGCTGCAAGCGTTTCGGCGGCGGCTACAGCCAGTGAAATGATCTACTCAGCGGTCAGCAAGCCTTCCACACCCAAAGCGGCAACCCAATCACAGACCAATGAGCAAACGGCACAGGCGGCTCAGGCTTCGGCTCTGGCTCAAGCTCAGGCATTGACACAGCGCCGGGGCATGGCAAGCACGATGTTGCAAAGCCCGATGACAAGCGGTAATGCTACAGTAGGGAAAGCGACATTGGGGGCATAATGGCTTCTGTCGGTCTAGCCTCGCCTTATATGGACTCCGGGGGATATGCACCCTCCCGGCTCAACGACCGCTCCGCCGACGAACGAGCGAAGGATGCTCAGAAATATCTACAAGTCCTTGCACAAGAAAGACTTCCGTGGGAATGGATGGTGGACAACATCATCATGTACGTCAACCACGGCAGGCGGGGCGTGCAAGACAAGGATTTGTGTCCAGGTCAACCTACCGGTCTTGAGATTTTCGCCGACTCCGCCATGCTTGCCCACAACACTCTGGTCAAGGGTATGGTGGGGTATCTCTGTTCTCGCAATCAACCTTGGTTTGGGCTGGAACTTCCAGGCAAACTGAACTTTTCGCGCACAAGCCGGATGAGAGCATGGACTGGAAAGCGAACTGATTCCTATCCGGAAGTCCATCGGTGGATTCAGAACTGCCAAGATGTGATGTATTCAGCGTTCAACCGCAGTAATTTCTACGACGTGGTGCCGGAATTCATCGGCGACGGGTCTGCTCCAGGCACAGCCCACTTTCTGATCGAAGAGGATGTTTCTACGGCAACTATCATCTTTACCGTTCCCCATTTCCGGGAGTGCTTCATCGCAGAAAACCGATTTGGTCAGGTTGACACAAACTATCGTGTCTACAAAATGACGCTTCGGCAGTTCGTTCAACAGTTCGGCATGGACGAAATGAAGAAGGCAGACCCAAACTTCGAGCATGACTACGAAAGCAATATGCACGAGCAGCGCGAAGTTCTCCATGCGGTCTATCCCCGAAAAGATTATGATCCAAGGCGCATGGACGCGAAGGGAAAGAAATGGGCCTCCGATTGGGTGTATCGAAAGGGCGGAAAGATTCTCGGCGCTGATGAAGATCAGGGGTTGAAGATGCTGTCCGAGGGCGGCTACGACTCCATGCCGATTCTGAGTTGGAGGTGGAGGAAGAATTCAGACGAAACCTACGGACGCTCACCGGCGCACGACGCTTGGGTCGCTATAGCTTTGGACAATCAGATGGGGAGAACCAATCTGATTACTGCCCAGAAAGCGGCAGAGCCTGCGATAGTGGCGTATGAGGATCAGCGCGGAAAGATTCAGCGTGGCCCGAACGGCCTCACATTCATCCCCACCAACCGTGGCGACATTCGCCAGATCATGCCTCAGCCTTTGACGAACGGCGTTCAAAACCTTCCCTTCAATACGGAGTATCAGAGCAAAGTCGCGCAGATCATCAACCAACACTTCCACACGGATGTGTTCACGCTTCTTACACAGTTGGCGCAGGGCGGCGCTACAGAGCGCATGGTGACGGCGCAGATCAATGAGTTGATGACAGAGAAGGCGGCGCTGCTCGGAACCATCGTCGGCAACCTGCAATCGGAAGGCTTCAACCCCATGATTGCCAGGGTGTACGACATTGAGGCGCGGGCGGGCCGCATACCGGAACCTCCGCAAATTCTACAAGATTCCGAGCATGAGCCAATCAAGGTTCAATACCTGGGCCTCTTGTCTCAGGCACAGACCAGGGTAACGAAGGTCCGGGCGATTCAATCCGGCGTGGCGCTGGTTACGTCGATCACCCAGTTCGACCCTCTCGCCATGCACGCTCTCGACACAGACGAGATGGTGCGAGAGGCGTGGGACGCGGTAGGAGGTCCAGCTACGTGTCTACGTGATCCGAAAGCCATTGCAGAGATACGACAGATGGCCCAGAAACAGCAAGAAAAGCAGCAGCAGATTGAGAACGCACCTAAGATTGCCAAGGCGGCGGCACTGGCTGGCAAGGCAGCAGAGCCGGACAGCCCACTCAAAACTATGATGGGTGCCGGGAAGGAGCCGGGAGAATGATGGACGAAGCGAAAGCAACAGAGATTTTGAAGGATTGTATCGGAGCAGGATGCCCGCCCAAAAATAATCAACTGCATTCTCTTGGATGGTATTTAGCTTGGGACCCTGGTGATAAAGAGGCAACGCTTGACGGAATTTTTTCGGCAGAAGAACTTGAGGCAATCGCCTGGTGGATGAGGAATAAGGAATGATCGAATATGCTCCGGAAGAAGACGCCAGACAGTTTGCCGATGAGAAGATGCGTCAGTATTACCGGAGCGTGTTTAGCTCGGCTGAGGGCCGGAAAGTGCTTGGTGATATACTCGTTTCAAATCACTTCGGCGTTCCTTTGAACAACGAAGTGGAGCGGATTGAGTACAATGTGGGTATTGCAATTGCCCGTATGAGTGGTATGATGAGCGAAGTTGATGCTCTATTGATGATTGGAGAAAATTGAGATGTCGAATCCAAGTCCAACGTATCAAGGTGTGAACTGGCCGGGAGCGGATGCACTACGCATTCCTACGGAGCGCGGCGGGTTTGTCGCCAAACCTACTCAGACGCAGGCGAGTCTTGAGACATATGGCGAGCTTGACCTTGGAACCGTAGCAGCCAGCACCATCACTCTCAATGCGCAGCAGGCCGGCGCGTCCCTCATCACCATCACCCCGACCGGGGCTGTGACGATCGTTCTCCCCACCTGCCAGCCGGGGCATCACTTCTTTCTCTGGAATCTGGCGACGGCGACCTATAGCGTCACCGTACAGATCGCAGGAAACGCAACCAATACCGCAGTCGTTCCATTCCTGGCCGCAACCGGCAGTATGTCTGAAATCGTGCATACCGGGAACAACGGCGGTGTGATGCTCAGGAACGGATAGAGTTTGGTTTCTCACAATTCGGGTTCTGGGGAAAGTCGGCCAACCTACCTCGGACGCAAGCAATACCAGACGAAGCAGATGAGTGCTCATCCACTCCTGCTTCGTCTTTTTATTGGCCCGTACTTTTTTGAAGGAGCAGTAAATGCCAGATGAAGTTGTCGTAAATCAACCCGTAGCGGGAAGTGAAACGACCGGAAACACGGGCAACCAGCAGACGCAGACGCCGGGATGGTTGGCGGGTTTGCCTAGCGACCTCAGAGACAATGAGGCTTTCAAGCCGTATCGCACGGTGGGAGACTTTGCAAAGGCCCATCTCGAAACAGCGAACAAAGCCAAAGAGTACGAGGGGAAGTTGGCGAACTCGATCCCCAAACTGGGCGAGAATGCGACGCCGGAAGAGCGCGATAAATTCTATACCTCACTCGGACGGCCCGATAAGCCGGAAGGTTATGAGCTGGACCCTGAAAAGAAGAATGCACCTGAGTGGAACAAGTATTGGGAGGACACCTTGTTTTCTGAGGGGATTCCCAAGAAAACCGCTCAAGCTCTTCAATCTAAATTGAATGCTCAGTTGACCTCAATGGTGGAAGCGCATAACGCCAAGATTCTCGCAGAGAATACCAAGGCGGCTGAAACCCTGAAAACCGAGTTGGGCGACAAATATGATGCGAGTGTAGTGCTCGTGTCGCGGCTATGGAAGCAATGGGGAAAAACAGAAGTCGAATTCGACAAAGCGTTTGCAACTGAAAGCAGCGCCAACCGAACCACGATGATGCGATTCCTGTTGAACGTGGCCGCAAAAACCGGAGAGGATTCATCTTTGCGCGGGACAGGGCAGAGGGCGGAAGCGCCTAAAGCCGGGTACGATTTGAGTAAATTCAATCTTCCGCCAGCAAGGATTTAGGTCTCTCTAAAGGGAGATTATCGCCATGGCAGATGCCTCGCAACTCGGTTACACCACGATGACGGACGTAATCAACAGCTACTCGTCTTCGGATGCGCGTGCAATGTTTGTCCAGCCCGCAAAGGTGCTTGCTCGCGCTTGCCCTTTGCTTGAGTTCTTGCCTTTCGTCCCGGCCAACAATATGCTCTTCAACGTCGCACGGCGCACCGACTACCTGGACGTTCCTGCAACGCGCCGGTTCAATGAAGCGGCAGTGATTACGAACTCCAAGAACACCAACATCACCGACGATATTGCCATGTGGGAAAATTGGGACGTTCAAGACGCGGCATTTGCCGATCTTCAACCCGACCCCTCGGCGTATATGTCGGACCAGATCAGCAACAAGATCGAGGGCTTCAAGCAGAAAATCGAATCCGTATTGTTTTACGGAAACCCGGCTACCGATCTTGGCGGAATAAGGGGTCTGGCAACACGAATCAACAACCTTGAATCGGTTCCCAACGGAGACGGAAGCTGGCCAGCGAATGCTTACAACGGCGGGCTGACCTCCGGCAACGCTACAAGCATCTGGGCTCTCGAACTCGGAAAAGACAAGGTGCAGGCAATCTACCCCGCAGGTACTCCCGCAGGTCTGGAAATCAACACTATCGGCAAAGTTCCGTGGACAATGGCCACCGCCTTGAGCGGAGTTCTCGGCCAATCCAGGGCGTTGATGGCGTATGTTACTCAGTGCAAGTGGAGCTTGGGAATCCAGATCGTTGACGAACGCTGCGCTCAACGCGTTGCCAACGTGAACCCGATTCCATTGCAGGCGGGTGGCTTCGATGAGAACCTGCTCATTCAGGCCCTGGGCAATCTTCCTGGTGCGGGTAATGCTCCCGGCACGGTGATTCTGTGCAGTCGCACCATTCTGAACGAGATGAACATCCGAGCGGTCTCGCAGAAGACCAACGCCTACTACACGCAAAACGCGGAGACCGGCGACATCTGGGGATCGCGTCGCATTACGCGCTTCCAAGGAATTCAGGTCGTTATGGCCGAAAAGATTTCCAACTCGGAAACCATCATCAGCTAGCCGATGTCTCTATAAGGAGATCACCATGCTTTTAGACGCAATGCAGATGTTTCACGGCTCTGGAACGTCGGCTTTTGGGCCGATCACTTCCACCGCCAAATCGTTTACCGGCTCGATTGCTACGACCGGAGTATTGACCATCACGGCTGGCGCTGCCGGGTCTGAGCTTCTTGTAGGGGACTCTCTTACGGGAGCTAACATCTCTACAGCCAACGGCCCTACCATCGTGACGGGTATTACCGCCATCACCGCCGCAAACGGAGTTGGCACCTACACCGTCAGCAACCCGCAACTGTCAGCCAGCGCAACCATTCTCGCAACCCCTGCGCTCCTGGGAGACTTGCTGGTCGTCGGGGCAACCTCACAGCAGAGCAACCTGGAGATTGACTTTGGAGCGCCGAACCCTGGCACATCCAACCCCTTGATCTCCGCATTCCCGTCTTTGACCGAGAAGGGATACTCCTATCCTCCTGAAGTTGTGGGCGATGGCGGAATCCCGTTCGGCGTTCACATCGTCGTTTCCGGTCCGGTTTACGGGAACTCGCTCACCAGCATTGCTTTCAATGTGGAGAGCGGGTCAACCACCAATGCAACCAACATCATTGCCACCCGGTCTTTGACCATCGCGCAGTTGCAAGTCCAGGGGGCGCACTACTGGATTCCGGTTGCAGGAAACTCGGTTCTTGAGTTCCTTCGCTGGAATGCGGTCAACACACCGGCCAACAACGGATATGTTGGCTCCATCTATTCATGGTGGGGACCGAAGTGTGGAGGGGAGCAATAATGCTTGTTCATGCTAAGTGCCTTGCGTTTGCCTGGGATAGTCAGGCCAGCAAAGCGTACAATCCCGATGCTGGGCCGTTGCCTGACGGCCTCTATGAGATCGACACAGATAGCCAACTGGCTACCTTGACGACACTTAGAGGCGAATGGCTTTTCCAGTATCCCGGTCACGAGGGAAAGGTTCCAAAACCGGAAGACGAGCCTGTTGTGTCTGTGGCAACGGCAACCATCAAGGAAGTTGTCGAGGCCAAGCCGGTCAAGACTGACAAGCGCAAGGTGCCGATGACTCCTGAACGCAAGGCTCAACTCGCGGCAGCACTCGCAAAGGGACGCGCTGCAAAAAAGGCGCGAATAGCCGAAATGGCAGCGGCTTAGAACGGTTCACCATTCACCGAGGGGCGCGGCTTCAACGGCCTCGTCCCTCTTTTTCTTTAAGGGGGAGCCTTGAACTATTCGCCGGCCGCCATAGCCAATATGAGTTTGCAGCGCATTGGCGCGAGAGGAACCATAGGATCTCTGACTGAACAAACTCCCAATGCTATCAAGGTAAATGTCGTTTGGGACATGATTCTGCAGGAGGTATTGAGCGAGCGCGAATGGAAGTTCGCCAAGACTCGCGTCGCTTTGCAGCAGAACGCACAAGCTCCAGCGGGCGGGTACAGATACGCCTATCCTCTGCCCGCGGATTACCTGAGGCTGGTTCGCCCCAGGGAGATACCGGAGGAGCGCCGCATTGCCGATGCGGCCGAGTGGGGTTGGGGCGGCGAGGGGTACGGCTGGTTCCGCCACCGCGATATTCCTGTACATCCGCATGAGGCTTGCCCGTACGTCATCGAAGCGGTTCTGAACGCCGATGGGGTTTCGTACACCAACAATCTCCTGACCAACTACCCGCACGGCAGGGAGTACACCCACCCCATCATCATCAACTACATTCGGCTCATCACAGACTTTACTCAGTTGCTCCCCGGATTCGTGAACTGCCTTGCGTATCGGCTGGCTGGCGAACTGGCGCTGGCGATCACAGAGGATGAGAACAAAGCCAAGAGCATGATGCAGATGTACTACACGACGCTCAACTCAGCAGCGGCTCAGCAAGAGTGCGACTATTTGCAGGATGAGACTGGGAATTACAACTTCATTCATGCAGGGCGCTGCTTCGGACCGTGGGGGGCGCATAGATGAATGCCAATGTGCTAATCAACTCGCTGAACACCGGAGAGGTAAGTGGTTTAGTATCAGATAGATCAGACCTAGCCAAGTACGGGAGCGCGTGTAAAAAACTGGAAAATTTTGTTCCGCTGGTAGAGGGCGGAGCAAAGAAAATGCCGGGAACGTACTTCGTCGGGGCCACAGCCAACGGCGGGGCAATGTTCACCGCGTCCATCGCTGGCACCACCATGAGCGTCACAGCGGTCAACTACGGAGTTCTACAGGCCGGGCAGACGATTGTGGGAGTTGGGGTAGCCTCTGGCACCTCCGTGAGCGCCTACGGCACAGGGACGGGCGGCACGGGCACTTATACGATCACGCCAACGCAGACAGTGGGCAGTGAGACCATGCAGACTGCCAGCAACGGTAAAAGCCGCCTTGTTCCGTTCCAGTTCTCGACAGACCAAGGAGCTATTTTAGAATTGTCTGCCGGAATGGTTCGCATCTGGGAAGGTGCGACTGAAGGTAGTTGGTCACTTGGATTGGCTTTGCAGGTTCCATTTAGCGAAAGCGGGGGGGGAGGAGGAGGAGGAGGAAGCTGGTCTATTCCGGGCACTAGCGCGTCCACTTCTATTACTGGAGGAAACTCGACAAACTCTGCAACAACTTCAGGGTTTTCTTCCGTCCCTGTGACTGGGAGCATTCAGGTATCCGTATCGGTGAATGCGAATGGATCAGTATCTGGGGGATCGAATGGCGGAGGTGGAGGGTCCGTAAACTATTTATATTCAATCGATAGCGGAGCAACGTGGATTAGTTTTGGAGGTTGGAGTTTTAGCGAGACAGGCTCCTATAGCCGAACCTACAACTTTGGATTATCTGGCTTGTCCAACCTCAATACCCTACAGTTTAAGGTAACTGTCAGTGCCGGTTCAGGGGGCATGACGCCACCCACCGCAAGTGTTACCGGAAGCTATGGGACGTGCACGGCTTCAATCTTAAACTCACCATCTCTAGGGTCGAACTATAACCCCCAGACGGCGTACGTGTATGGAAACACGGTGAATGTTGGACCATTTGCCAGCATAGTCAAGCCGTCGCACGGCACTCTATATATCTGTTCCCCATACGGAACGTATAACTCATACACAGTTCCAATCATTGTGACAGTCAACAGTTCTGATGTGTTGAGCGTGACGGCAACAGGAACGTCGCCAAATCAGGGGATTAGTATCGCATTGGCGAAAACGACTGCTGCAAATAACGCAGCCGCTTTGATTCAGTCGGCAATCCAATCTCTTGTTTCACTAAACAATGGAAGCAGCAATTATGTGAGCACTTCCCTATGGACCGTTACGCCCGACTCAGTTTACTATGCTGCTCCGTGGATCACCGCTCCATCTTCCAATCAAGCCACATGGAGTAACGTGAATCTTGTTGCCTCATGTATCACTCCCAATCAATACGATCAGTTCCCATTCAATCCTGCGGACATCCCCAATGCGTCGTATTGGAATGAGGTAAATGTTCCGGAAATTCCCGTGCAGTTGGCAACTCCATACCTTGAATCTGATTTGTTTGCTCTCGATTGCAGCACTCAAAGCGCGGATGTTCTGTGGATATTCCACCCCAACTATCCTCCAGGAATGATTCAGCGATTAAGTGGAAATTCATGGGTTTACAGCCTAACGCTCCCCGGCCAGCAATCGGGAGAACCGGCGTATCGAGGCACGCTGGACGTGGTGAAGACTGGGTACTCCGCGCTAGGTCAGAACATCACTTTGATTTCTCAGGCAAACCCTTGCGTAGTTGTGTTGGCTTCAAGTCCATCCTCGCAACCATTTCAGAACGGAAGCAGAATTTATATCAACGAATGTTCTGGGCTGGTCAGTCTGAATGAGGGAGAATTTCTTGTCTCAGGAATGACTTATGGGTCAGTCGGAATATCGGTAACTGATTCTGCGGGGGTAATAACTACCGTCACCGGCATTGGTTGGTACTTCACGCCTCAAGACCCCAACACCGGGGCGAGCATTGATTCTTCAAGCTATCAGCAGTACACAGGCGGCGGGTTCGCTGTGCAGGTGGTGGCGATGTTCGCGGCGACTGGAGATTACCCCGCTTGCGGCGCTTTATATCAGGAACGGCTAATGGTTGGCGGCAGCAACAATAACCCGACGCAACTGAATGGTTCTGTTGAGGACGACTACCCTGATTTCATCTGCGACCCGAATGCGGACGATTACGCCGTACAGTACACCCTTGTGTCAAACCAGGTGAACCAGCTTCTCAACATGGTGGGAACACCCAACGCTCTGGTTATCGGCACATCTGGTGGAATATGGATTGTGGCCGGATCGAATAGTTCGGCGCTGAGTCAAACCAATGTGACTGCGTCTCAGCAAAGCTCTGGAGGCGTAAGCGCATTGCAGCCGCAAGTGGTGAACGGCTCGTCCATCTTCGTTAGCAGGTCGGCGCGGATTGTCACGTTTCTGGCCTACAACTTCGTAACGAACCAGTGGGACAATACCGATCTGACTCGGCTCAACCGCAACATCACCATCGGCACATCTGCGGCAATGTCAGGCCTCGCGCAGACTGCGTTTCAGATGGAGCCGTACCCGATTTACTGGGCCGTGCGGAACGATGGCCAGTTGATCGGCCAAGTCTTCAATACGCAAGATCAGGTGTACGCATGGTTCCGAGTAAATATGGGAGCCGGATTGATTGAGTCTGTTGCCGTTATCTCCGGGCAGAATCAAGAAGATCAGATCGTGGTGGTGGTCAACCGCACCATCAACGGCGTAACGCAGCGGTACGTGGAATACTTCATGCCGCAGGAATTGTTCGGCCAGTTATCGAACGCCTTCTTTGTAAATTGCGGCCTCCAGTGGCAGGGAGTGGGCCCGTTCAATATAACCGGGATAACCAATGCGGTTCCGGCCGTCGTGACAGCGCCGGGTCACACGCTCGTGAATGGGCAGACGGTAGCCATTGCAAATACTCAGGGCATGACGCAGGTGAACACTAATCTCTTGCAGGCATGGACCGTGGCCAACGTGAGCGGCGATACCTTCCAGCTTCAAGGCAGCGACTCAACCGCATGGGGAGCCTACACCGGCGGGGGAACAGTTGAGCAGGTGACGAACCAGGTTACCGGAATGAGCTATCTGATGGGACAGAACGTCACGGCGGTTGGGGATGAGGCGGTGATCTTCACCGGAATTGTTACGGCGGACGCAGTTGTTTTCGGCTCCTACGCCAACCAGATCGCCATCGGGCTTCCCTACTCATCCACGATTGAACCTATGAATCCAGTCCTCGGCGATCAGAAGAATACCTCGAAGAGCAAGAGGCAGAAATTCACTCGCGTCAACCTTT